TGCAACGGCAGAATGCCTGCGCCTGAGTCACCCCATTAACCAGATCTGACTGAATCTCATCAACAAACAAATAATCTTCATTTACAAAGTCTACTCTGAGCCAACCGACCGTATTTCTTCCCGCTGGATGACCTGATAGCCCGCTAGCTTGTCCAATCATGTTGACAATCTGTGACAGGGAAGAATCCTCGGCTAAAATCTTATCCGCTTCAGCCCCACGATTAAGTTGTATGACCAATTGCTCCACATCTCGATAGGAATGCTCTGACTCATGATACTTATCATATGATACGCCGTAATTATTGCGGCGTAAATCTGCTTGCTGAGAAACCCATTTTTTCAAATGCTCTCTGGTTATAGTTGGTTGGTTATGACGAATCTCTGTGAACAACTGAGGATACTGTCTCACAGCTTGTTGAAATTTTTGCTGAAACTCTTTCCAACTTAAGGCTTGGATATTCTCATCCACCATAGTTTGATAGGTGCGGCGAACCGCATCAAACTCCTTGGATACGGGCTGCTTAGGAAGTTTACTGGTGTCTGGAATCGCTGCCTGCTTCATCAAATAACTCCCTTTCGTGTGCGAACTTTCTGACCGGGCTGAAGACCAAAATCTGTTCCACTTCGATCTGGTTTCTTGGTTATTACCGGTTTAGTGGGATTCTGCATTTCTTCCACCGTCTCAGTCTCTTCAATTGGCTTGAGAATCAGATCCATGAGACGATCTTCCTCTTTCTGAAGAAGGTCACGTCGGCGGTTAACTTCCTCCTGGCTGGGGCCTTGAAGCTGTAACAGAGGTTTAGCGGGAGGACTTGGCCGATCCTTGAGCTTCTTCTCCTCTTGAACCAGCTTCTTCCCCTCATCCCTAATCTTGTCCTCTTGCTGCTTGATTTCCTGTTCTTTTACTTCTACAGTTATTGGAGCCTCTGTATCTTCCTCTTCCAAGGCCTTATTTTCTCTAACTGTTATATTACGAACAACATTCTTCACCACTTTGCTGATGGAGGGAATGATACGATCCACCACCACTTTGACGTGCTTACAAATCAGGTAGCCGTTCCGTTTATCAAGCTGTTGCGTAGGGGCCTGAAGCAAGGGCCTTGCCTGCCCCTCCAAGCTGTCCTTCTCGTGAAGGTGCCACTGAGCACCCCAATAAAGGAATGCAGGGCACGTACAGGAACACTTGACCTGAAGATTGTTCAGGGTGGTCTCCTTGGTGACCTGGGAGATGTCAAATTTCACTCGGACTTCATGACCGGCTGGATCAGAGTCCTCTTTTTGACATTTTACGTTATATTGCATCGACAATTCCTTCGGATAAGATCTAATCAGCGTAGGAATACAGCCAGCAACATATTTCAAGCTAAACTGGTTTGTCAGAGTTGTAAGCTCCTTGATGTTCAGTGCTATTTTATAACGGGAAACAGCCAAATAGGAGAGGGGGATACTTACCCACACTCCATCTGGCTGTTTTGGATTCTCGGACATTGGCAACTCTCATAAAAGAGGCCGGTAGTCTAAGATTTTTTGGGTTTGCGTGATTTAGGAATCGGAGAAGCCTTGACCAATCGTTCGTCAGGGGTGACTTGAGGGATGACTTGGGGGGTGACACCTGGATAAAGCGGAAGCATCGTGTCGGGAATGCCCTTCACTTCCATTATATCCAAAATCTTAGTTTCTCCCTCTGGAGTTACCTTTACTTCCATTATAATTGATTTGCCTTCTTCAAATCCAAAATCTGTTCCGATAAGAACTTCAACCTGAGGAGGGGTCGGTAACGAATTGACCTCCGTAGGTTTCTTGATCCATCCCAACTTGATGAATTCCTGCAATCCGCTCTTGGAGAAATGCACCGTGCCCATCAGAGTCGCATTACGATAGATGGACATTTGAAAATTGGAATCATTATACAGGAGCAAATCCCCAGGCTTGGTGTATTGCCGCTGGTCTGGGAATTTGATATCTCGAACGGACTGATACTGATGGTGCATCATTAACCCTTGGTCCCTACGGTTTCACGGGGACGAGTGACCCGCTTAACTCTTGATAAAACTGAATTAATGGCCTCTGCTTCAGAAAGTTGCCCAGGACCGGCACCAGTCGAGGGGTCGCCCAACGCAGATTCAAGGACAGGGGAAGTTCTCTCAGAGACGGCAGGGGCCACCACTTTCCCAATTGGCTTGAGAGCAGGTTTCGGTGTTGACTTAGGGGTGGGGGCCGGAACGACTGGTTTTGTCGGATGAGGAATTGGCTTAGGAGCCTGGGGAGTGGGAACCGGCTTAGGGGTAGGGGTATTGGGACGAACCACTGGTCTCAGGGCCGCAGCCTTCTGGATGGCCGTGTTGGCGGTTACCTGATCTATAGTAGCCTGGGCAGCAGCAATCTGAGCCTGAGCCTGGGCAATAACTTCATAGGGATCCGTGAGGGGCTCCTCTTCCTCTTCCTCTGTGCCAATCTCTTCAAGCCACCCATGCCCTATCATGGTACTGATACCCAAGTCCGACAATATGATCTCTCGCTCCTGATATCCGTCCGAAAACTGATAGGTGGTGTGGGTAATCTGGGTGAGTGTATCTCCAGGCTGAGCCACAAAGCCAGTAGGGGTTTTCCCGTCTGGTCCCTTCTGGGGAAAGTTTACGTCTCGGGTGAATTTGTAGCATTTTAGATCCATGTGTTCTCCATAGATGAATTCCTTCTACTGAATAGAGGGAGATACTAAACTAATACTCACTTTACAAAAAGAAAACCCCAATTTCTTGGGGCTTTCTCATTTTTACCAGACGAATCTGGATTTTAAGAACGGGTAATTACGATTCTCTCTAATCCGGAAGGATTAAAAATCAAAAATCCGAGGATCTCAAACACTGAGAAGCCAATCTGACGAAGGTCAGGGCGGTCAGCGGAAAGCACGGTGAGAGGAACACGCTCAGGGATGACACCAAGGAACTCGGCATCAGCCATGACCCAAACGTCACCGTAGGAGACTTTTCTGGACTGCAAGATCGTTGCACCCCACAGATAGCCCATAATACCGGTTTTCAGCAAGTGACGCTGAGTCTCACGGTCTACATTGCTATCAGTCCACTTCAGGATGTCCACATAATCACGAGGATTCATGAAGATGTAGGCAACTGAGAGGTCGTGACGCTGCACCATACCGAAGGCATCTGCAAAAGGCTCAACAGTCAGGCCGAAAGTGGTTGAACCATTGACGGTGTAGGCAAGTGAACGATTATACACATAATCGGTATAGAGGGTGCTGGTGGTGGCGGCGGTGGCAGCGGTGTCAATCGTCTTGAAAAGATTGAACACATAGTTGTCTTCCGCAGCGCCGACTTCCGCCTTAGCCAAATTAAGGGCGCGAGAAACGATATCGAATCTACGCTCTTTGATCTGGGTGATGGGGATCATCGGGTTAGCGACGATTTCAAATGTCGGAACCGTCACACGAATTGGGTTTGCAACGTTGACGATATCGCCACCCTGCTCACCAACGACGAACGCCTGCACGAAGCTGCGTCCGGTTTCGTCAAATTCCTTGTCGTAGATGGGAAGTGCTCCATCAGGCAAAGTTTCGACCATGAGTGCTTTACGAGCGATACTCATGTAATCGCGGCGGCGGCGGAGGGATGGTCCCAGAGCGGCGGCGAGTTTCTGACGGCCTGCTGCGGTCTTGAGAATCTGACCCAACTGTGCGGTCTGTGCTTGGGTACGGGATAGAATAGTCATTGTATTTGTCTCCCTTTACAAGAATGACGCAACGCCAAGCCAAGGCTCGGTGGCAGAGATGGCGTGAGTGCAGATACCCACTGGGGTGACACCAGCAGTGTTCGCTGAACCTTTGGTTGCAGTGAACATACCAGGACCAACACCGCCTACACCGTTTACGTTAGCGCAATAAAGCAACTGACCGCAAACTGGAGTAGCACCAGTTACCTGAGCCGAAGGAACCTTGAACTTGGGGAAAGCACGGACCACAGGAGTCTTTCCAGAACCCGAAGGGGTAATGGAAGAACTGAACTGGCCAGCACCCAAGAGCAAGAAGCCGTAAGGCTGCTCGGGGGAGGCTCCCGTCTGGGAGTTTGCTCCATCCAGAGGATGGACAATAAGGTTGAGGACGCCAGGGGTGGAAGCTCCACCGTACACGATACTGACAATGGCTCCAGAAGCGTAGCCAGCAGCAGTTAGTGCAGCGTTATCAACACCGGGGTCACCGGTCATAGTCAGATTGGGGACGCAAGTTCCGTCATTCTGGCCGTAATATTCGCATTTGTTTCACTTGTGGTTTTCTTCCCACTAGGAAATTTTCTCTACCACTTCAGTTTTCACTGCCACTACCATTAGTGTTTGTGGTCTGGACTATGCCTTCATCTTGTTGAAATTGCTTCAAGTTAGATGGGTTATTATAGTCTCTACACGTTCAAATCTTAGCACCGTATGATTTGCTTCGCTCGGCGTTGGCATCAGGGATTACCTGGAAGCGTTCACCGAATTTAAACCTTACGAACGTAATGTTTCCATTGCGCCGACCCGATATACGTTAAGTTCGAGATACATTCTCTACTCTCCTATATGAGTTTTTCGCTTCCCCATGGATCAGCCGAGATGGCGAGATCACTACAAGATGGAGTCGCTTGTGCAAATAAGGAAGAGATATTTACAAAACAAAGTTACTTATATAACATGGTTTTCCAGTATTAGATATAGAGGATAAAAATGACTAGACCACTGGGGGTTTACCCGTTTCCATATGATACCAGAGCCGGAATTTACCGAATTGAAAATAAATTGAGCGGAATAGTGTACATCGGCTCTGCTGTTGATTTCTACAGAAGATGGAGAAGACATCATAACGAGCTAACTCGAAAGGTTCACAGTAATCAACATTTACAACGAGCTTGGGACAAGTATGGAACAGATTCATTCATTTGGACAGTGATAGAGGAGACCAAACCTGCAAGAGAGGTGCTGCTTTCTCGTGAGCAATATTGGTTAGATAGGCTCAGAGACGAGGGAGCAGAACTTTACAATACCTGCATTACTGCTGGATCGCATCTGGGTGTGAAACGTTCTGAGAAAACTAAAAAATTAATGTCTC